CTTAAATGCCCACACTGTGCAGTTGAGGGTGGTGGCGGCAACATGCGGCGCTATCACTTTGACAAATGCAAAGCAAAGCCATGAAACTGAGCAAGGTCGGCGCTGACTTGATGCACAGGTATGAGGGCTACCGCAACCGCCCTTACCTGTGCCCGGCGCACATCTGGACAATTGGCTACGGCCATGTGCTGTATCAGGAACAGATCAGGCTGCCGATGGCACGCACTGAAGACAAGCCCGTGCCAATGATCCGCAAGGAGATGCCGCTCAAGCAGGAGGACAACCGTGTCTGGTCGAAGAAAGAAACCGATGATCTCTTCGCGGCTGATGTCGCAAGTTTTGAACGTGGTGTTCTTCGACTTGTTCCCGGCGTTGTTGGCCGTCAAGGCGCTTTTGACGCTCTGGTCAGCATTTCCTTTAACTTCGGGCTAGGTAATCTGCAGCGCTCCACCATCCGAATGAAGGCCAACCGGGGCGATTGGGAAGGCGCTGCCGATGCATTCATGCAATGGACAAAGGGCGGTGGGCGTGAACTCCCCGGCCTTGTCAAACGTCGCAAGGACGAGCGAGCGCTATTTCTGTCGGATAGCAGCCCTGTTGGCTTGCAGAACTGACCCAGTTGTTCATGCCTAAGTCGGTCAATAAGCCGAGCGACGAGCAGGCACAACAGTTTGACGAGTATGTCAAACACTGGCAACAAACACTGAATCTAATGGATTGGCGCTTAGAGCGCAGCAGCAAGCCTGTGAAGGCCGCAATGGCGGCAGTGCAGTGCGACAGTCAGGCTAGGCTAGGGTCGTACCAGTTAGGCGACTTTGGGGCCACACAGATCAACAGCGAGTCATTGTCGATGACTGCGCTACACGAGTGTTTACATGTCTTCCTATTCGACTTGATTTCGACAGCACAAGACAGGGCAGCAACACCTGAGCAGCTTGATGCGGCAGAACATCGAGTAATCAACGTGCTTGAGAGGGTTTTATATGGCGCAGCCAGTAGTCAGTGAGCGAGATTTCATCGATCTCTGGGATAAATATAAGTCTGCATCACAACTAGCAAAGGTACTGGGCATTGCTGAACGCAATGTCATGGCCCGTAGAAAGCGTATCGAGGCTCGGACAGGGCAACTCCTGGAGACTTTGGACAGGCGACACACCAGATCGTTTGACCACCTTAGCCCATCCAAATCCTCGTCTGCAAGGTATGCCCTTGGCATTGAGAACGGCATCGTGCTTGTCTTCTCGGATGCCCACTTCTGGCCTGGGATCAGGTCTACAGCCTATAAAGGTCTGCTATGGGCCATCAAGAACTTGAAGCCAAAAGCTATCATTAACAATGGTGACGCTTTTGACGGGGCAAATATATCCCGTCACCCTAGGATAGGGTGGGACAGTAAGCCTAGTGTAGTGCAAGAACTGAAGGCTTGTGAAGCGGCTTTGGAAGAGATTGAGGAAAGCGCCAATGGTGCAAAGTTGGTGTGGTCATTGGGCAACCACGATGCAAGGTTTGAGAACCGGCTGGCCAACACAGTGCCAGAGTTCATGCACATCGGCGGGTTCAAGCTATCAGATCACTTCCCTGCCTGGATACCATGCTGGTCGTGCTGGCCAACGGATGAGGTGGTTGTCAAGCACCGCTTTAAGAACGGCGTTCATGCCACCCACAACAACACTGTCAACGCTGGAATTAGTGTAGTTACAGGCCATCTGCATAGCCTCAAGGTCACCCCGTTTTCTGACTACAACGGCGTGAGATTCGGTGTGGATACGGGCACTCTGGCCGAGATTGACGGCCCCCAATTCACGGATTACATGGAAGACAATCCAGCGAATTGGAGGTCGGGTTTTGCTGTGCTAACAATCCACAAGGGTAGGCTTTTGTGGCCAGAACTTGTGCATCGCTACGCACACGACAAGATCGAGTTCAGGGGTCAGGTGATAGATGTAGAGTCCTTCTGAGCCTTCTGAGTCTCTTGCTCTTGCACTATGGCGCGATAGGCCTGTAGAGCAGAGCGCAGATCCTGCCTCATGTGGGAGACTTGATCTTCCAGGTCATTGATCTTCTGTAGGGATTCGTGAGCGAACCGGATCAACTGGTCGGTCTTCCAGCTTGCGAAATCGTGCACCTCCGTGCTTTGCTTTTGGGATTGGGCGTTCTTCTGTGTGGAAATCATGCTCGTTGCCGCATTTTCTGTGTCGGTAGATCAACCCGTTTCTCTGGCTCGTTCTTTCTACTGTCGTCCATGTTCCGCAAACGGGGCATTTCACTGGGTGGACTCCATCCGAATTTTCTCCATGTTTGCTGTACGTCTGTTGCAGCGGCAGGAATATACCTGAATTTCGGGTCTAAGATGCTTAACATTTTTCTACTCCAAAAGCCTTTCTGATGAGGTCGGCAGAGTGGTATGGCTCGGCTTCGTATGCGATGTCGGCACAGCGGTTGGCAACGACTGAGGCGAAACGCTGAAGAGTGGCGTTAGAGATGCAGACCATTGACCCCTGATTAGCGTCTACCAGACGATACGCTCCAGCCTCTTGAGCCATCTTTATGATGTCTTCTTTCATGCCTCTCCCCTTGCTCGGATAGCGCGGTTTATTTCCTCGGCATTGTTGTCGCTGATGCACAGGCCCGTAACGATGCGGCACACTGCCTCGCGCTCATCGGCCCGAACAATAGCTTCGACTGACTGGGCGAATTCATGCACCTCCTGGTGCTTGCGCCAAAGCTCTACGATTTCTTTGTGGATCATGTGTTCTTGTCCCTGAGCAGCTTTTCAGTGTCCATGACGACATCACGAACGTCATAGTCCCACTCTTCGATCTCAGCGTCCGTCAGCCCGACCCACTGGCGCTGTACTGTTGGTGGGTTGAAATAGCCCCCGTCTTTTCGCAGCCAGCCAATCCCATCAGAATCCTGCTTCTCAGCCTGCTCGATGGCGGTGCGTAATTTGGCAAAAGCAACGACCATTGATGAATGTGCTTTCGCATCTTCTTGACTATCCGATGCGTTGTTGTACGCATCCCATGCTTGCAGTACCTGTTTCATCGTTTCGATGTTCATCTGCGACTCTTCTTCATCTTTGGCATTTCTACCGTTACCTTGCGAGGATTGATGCCCTCAAAAGCCCCGACTCTGGAGGCCAGTGAGGGGTAAGGCTCTACGCCTGTCTTACGCTTGTCGTTGAGAACTCTAGAGGCCTGATAAGAGCGTTTCCTATCAGTCTCTAGATCTCTGAACGACAGTTGCGCCTTGTAGTCTTTGTCAAATGGATTCATGAACCTGTTGCACTTTGGCTTGGGTTTGCTCCAGGGCTTCGATCAACTCTTCTACTTGTCCTTGGTCAAGAGAGATGTTCATGCTGCCGTTGAGGGCATAGATGGACAGCAGGATCTTGTTTTGCAGCAAGGATACGAAGACGTTTTGCTCTCCGTTTTTGACTTTGACTTGCATCGTGTGATGGTTCATGATTTCTCCAGTGTGTAGTACCAGTAGGGGCCTTTTCGTTGGCAGGCAATGTTGATTCCGTTTTGTCTCAACTCTGAGATGATTGAGTTGACAGCGCAGACATTCGCATGTCTGATGATGTCCAGAGTGCTGAATTCACCGCCCACTTCCAGCAACTTCAACACCCTGTTCAGCCGATCACTTTTATCGAGTCGGGCGCTGTTCATGTTCAGAACGGCAGGTCTGCGTCATCAATGTCAGGAGCCTGACGAACTGGCTTGCGCTCTTCCTCTTCCTTCTTGGGGCTATTGATGTAAGCCCAGCCATCCCAGCCACCCTCTTTGAGCGGGATGCTATCGATCTTGAGCATCGGGCCGTTCTTGGTGTCAATGATGCTGCCAATGCGGCTATACCGTTTCTTAACCTCACCCTGGGCATTCTTGTACTCGCCCGTAACGCAGGAAATCTCTTTCAACACTTTGCTCATTTCATTCTCCAATCTTCTGTTTCAACGCTTGCACTTTTTCTTCCACTTCAGCCAGGAACTTCTTGACCTCAGTTTCAGCCTCTTCAATCCACCTGTCATCCCGATTTACCCTAACGATGAACAGTTGGGCTTTCGGTGGAAACCGTGGGTCAAAAACAACATAGTCACACCAGGGCCGGTCAGCGCAGCGCATCTGCCACTGCATCTGAGCAAAGTACTTTGACTCCACCGGATTGTTGGACAGTATGACTTCCAGGAAGGTCTTGGATTCTGGGCACTTGATCTCGACCATGCCACCCTCTACAAGCCCATCAGGAGACGCTCCAGCCATCGCAATGGTCGGGTGAGGGATAAACCCCACCTCCTCCACCAGAACGCCCCTATAGGCCTCGTATGCGGCTCTGGCGAACTGCTCTTGCTCAATGCCCCACTGGATGGCCGCACTGGTGTAGCCCTCTGCTCGGTTGCCAGTGATTCGCTCCAGGACTAGCTGAGTCATGTAATTGCCGCGATCAGCCCCGTATCCGGTTTTGGTCTTCGCTAGCACTTTGTGCAGATTGCTTGCGGTGACTTTACCCAGGCGCTGCTGGAACCACTCGTCGGTGCGCTGCTCATCCATTGGATTTCTCCTGCTTGGCACGGGCGATCCGGGCTGCTTTGGCCTCGATCACCTTCTTGATGGAGTCCTGGTGGCCCTGGCAAGCCTCGTAGGCCTGTTTGTAGACCGTCTGAAGCTCTTCCCCTGTCACAGTGGCTTCGATGGCTGCAAGCCAGTCTGTAACGTCAGGCGCATCACCCTCTGGCAGATCTTCCCCGGCATAGATGTATAGACCCAAGCCATGTAGGCTGAGAGCTTTAGTCATGCAGCGCATGATGGCCGTGTTTACCGCAAACGCATCTGGATTAGGGATAGCCTTGTTGCGGTGATCCATAACTGGAAGCTGGCAGGTCATTGCCTTGCCAAAGATCGTCACAGTGACCCAGACCAGCGCAGTGCCTCCTGGCAGGGTCATGAACGGCTCTTCTGTGTACTGATCTCGCTTGAACGTCTCCACCTTAAAGGTGGCGGTTGGATCAGCCTTCAGTGCTTCAGCCCAGGCCCAAGCCCACGATAAGTAGGTCAGGTTGGACTTCTTCTCGGTATGCTCGTTGACGTTAGTCTTGAGCAGATTCTCGATACTCATCTTCTCTCCTTGAAAGACCCCGGCGGGATTGCTAGGGCATGGGGTTGATTGTACAGTTAACTGAACGCCCCACAAGAATTTTTCATAGGGACTTACCCTAACCCGTGGCCAGTGAATGTAGAGTACACTGTACGGATGACCAAAGAAGAGGCGATCAAAAGGGCGGGTTCTCAAGCTGCACTGGCTCGGATACTGGGCGTGTCCAGGGGCGCAGTGAACCAGTGGAAGCAGATGCCACAGGGCCGCGTCTATCAACTGATGGTTATCAAACCCGAGTGGTTTGTAGGGGCTTGACAAGTCCACAGAAATCCTAGACACTGCACTTGTTGTCGTAGTGGACAGCAAGTAAGGCCGTTTAAGTCTATCCCTGGCCCCGGATCCTCCCCGGGGTTCCACTACCGGGGATAGAACTTAAGCGGCTTTTTTGTTTTCCGAAGACAACCGTCAGGGCGCGTTAGCTGATGGTCTGCATGGACTGAACCCGAGAAACACCGCACACCGACACACCCCGGTGCAAAAGGCGACCAGCGTTGATTGACCGACTGGTAAAGCGTGAGGGACACGGTGGAACAAGACCTCTCGTATAAGCGAATCAATCCGTCAGGCGCACTTGGGCTGATGACTGCTTTTTTGGTTTAATTAAGATGAATTGCGGTAGCAGATCGAAAGCTGGAGCGGGAGGATCGTAGTTATCCACCCTTGGGGAACCTATGACTGAAAGGAAATCAATGTTTGAGAGTGGATTCGACAGATTCTGGGCAGCATGGCCAAAGTCATTCAGAAAAGGCGGCAAAGCAGCCTGCCTAGCAAAATGGAAGAAGACCTACTGCGAAACGTGTGCAGATCAGATCATTAAGCACGTTGAGTGGATGAAAACAACCGATCAGTGGCGAAAAGACAACGGTGCATTCATCCCAGCACCACTTGTTTACCTAAATCAGGCAAGATGGGATGGGGCTGAGATTCCAGAAATCAAAAAGCCCCTCACAATGGAGCAAGAGTACCAGCAGCGGATTGCCAATACCGTACCGATGCCCGACCACATCCGGGAGCGGCTGGCTCAGATCAGGCGAGGCGTATGAGCGCAAACGAAACCCAAGTCGCAGGGCAGCACTACAAAACTGAAATCCAGCCCTGGGATTTCATTGCTGCCAACAAACTAGACTACTTTGAGGGCAACATAATCAAGTACGTCAGTCGGTGGAGAGTCAAAGGAGGCGTGGAAGACCTACGCAAGGCCCGGCACTACCTGGATAAACTGATCGAAATGAATGTTAAACCATGACCCATGAGCAAGCCCAAAAAATCCTCGACAAAGTCCGCGAGGGTGTTGCCTACCCGTCCGGTGTTGTGGATTTCGCCCTATTCCTCACCGGAGACCTTGATGCACATGAGGCGCACGGAAGCCAGGGAATGGGTGGAGCGGTACAAACGCAAGGCCAGACAAGTTGGGGCAGAGCAGGCCAGGATATGGTGGAGCGTCATCATTTCGGCCATTGAACGCAAACGGGGCTTAGACGCGGCAACCGAACTACGGCGGCTGATGAACGAGGAGCGTAAAAAGTGACTTTCATGGTTCAGTTCCAGATTGACGCGCCACCAGTACCGAAGGGCAGGCCTAAATTCAGCAAGATCGGCGGCTTTGTCCGAACCTACACGCCTCGGAAAACCAGCGACTACGAAACCATAGTCCGTGAAACCGCACGGCAGGCAATGGGGCCAACTGAAGTGCTAGAAACGCCTGTAGCCGTCTATCTGTACATTAGGCTACCTGTCCCTAAGAGCTACCCTAAAAAGCGCCTGGAGGCCTGTTTACGGGGCTTGGAAAGGCCAACCAAGAAACCGGACATAGACAACCTAGCGAAAAGTGTCCTAGATGGGCTAAATGGTGTGGTTTATGTGGATGATGGCCAGATCGTCAGCCTACACGTCACAAAAGTCTATTCATCAGCGCCTGGGGTTGATGTTCTCATCAAAGAGGAATTGCCATAAAAAACGGCCCCGAAGGGCCATTCTTACCGCTTGCCTAGGATGATCCTAAGCAGCAGGGCTAATCCAGCGTAAAGCATACAGAGGCCTCAATTTGTTCGATGATGGTCGGGTCAAGCACAGGCAGAATGTCCAGCCCATGCACCTTGGCTGACATTAGGTAGGCTACTGGTGGCCATGCTGGGCCGCAGGTTGCAGACTCTGGGTCAGTGTTGGCGGGTTCTCCAGGGTCATATTCAAGCTCACAGTCAAGCTCGATTCCTGACCCAGCAGAGTAGGTGTGGTTTATTGTTCGCATGGTTTCATCAGTAGAACAAAATGTCAAAGTAGGCTAGGCCAAGGATTGCAAGCGCAATGCCGAATAGGATAGCGGCCAGGATATCTTTTGTGTTTTCGGACATGGCTTACTCCCCAAATTCGGCGTAATGCTCACCCATTGCGCGAGCCATAAGGGTTAAGGCGCGTGCATTTTCTGCGCCGTACACATCCTCTCTATCCCAAAATCCCGTGCCATGCCCGTTACGGGTAAGCCATAGATCATGCCCTACCTGTGTCGGATCAAACTGGGTCAGATCGATAGCACCGGAACAAGCCAAGCGCAGCCGGTGACATGCGGCCCAAGCCTCTCGCATGGTGTCAGGGCTTAACGGCTCATCAGCAGATGGCTGGCCATCTTCGCCCGTTTCAGTGAAATAAATAGCCTCGATGTAGGCATCTGTCATTTTGTCTGACATGATTTTCTCCAAATAGACCCGTTCGGGCATTAGTGCAACAGCGCACCCAATAGCACCCAGTGGATGCTACAGGGTAGGCTTTGTTTATTTTTCTGATTGATGCTGCAATGCCATGTTGTGACGATAAGCAGCGACCCGCTCAGAAAATGCTTGTGGGTCTGCTTCTATGAATTCCACTGTTTCCGGGTAGACCCCTGTAAACAATGCTTCCAGCAATTGAAAATCCAGGCCTCCGATAAATGGCTGGTCTAGGCGATTAGCCCATGCCTGCGCGGTTTGCTCATAGTTGACTGCTGGGTCTACATAGTGGCCAATGTTCATGATTTCCTCTACTTTGTTGCCCGGATTGCTCCGGGCTGTGTGATTGTTCAGTAAGTTATTTCATGCAGTGGTCATCATAGGCATCACACAATGTGACGTAATCAACCCTATAGCACACTGCAACGCGCCACGCAACATCTGGGAATTCCGCACTGTCTTGACGCATCAGCGCCAGCAGCCTGGATAGTGCTTGGGCGATATCGGTGGGTTTAGTTGAGTCTTTCATGATGCTATCTCCTAAATAGACCGCCCTGCGAAGTGCTTGCGGCATGGGTGTTATTGTATAGCCATCTGAACACATGTCAACAGGTATTTGCTAGGGACAAACCCTAATAGACCACTAGGGGAAACCCTTAGAATCAGCAGCCTGAACAATCAAGGAAGTTAGTGAATGCCCAGACCATGCCGAACCGATACGCTCTGGTTCCGTAGACCACTGACAGATGAGCAGCGCGCCATTTTGCTAGCAGCTGGTGACGGAGACATCACAATCGGGTTCAATGAGTGCCTTGAACTATGGCGAGCCATCAATCCGCTCAAGAGCCAGTACGTGCCGAATGTTTCACGTGAAACACCAGCAAGGGCAAGCAAGGGTAAGACCCCCAAGAATGCACCCTCTGCCTCCCTCGCACCTCATGCAGATTCTGCATAACCCTATGCAACATCAGCATCAGGGATTCCCCTACTATCGTTAACCCTATGAGGGTTTACCCTATGCTCGATAACCCTACTAGTAGAAACCCTATGAGGGTTTACCCTGTGTGGGTTTGCCCGGATTTGTGATAGGGGGGGGAGGGTCGGGCGGCTGTGTAAAAATTTTGTGGTGCCCCACTCCCTCCGAAAAAGTGGATTTAGCCTAACAGCGTGACGACCACGCCTGCTAAAAAAAAGAGAGGAGAAAGAGTAGAGACCCGTAGATGGGTAGTCCTCTTGAAGAGGGAGCCTCTCGTTTATCTAGACTATGCCTGATGGCACCTGAGTTACGTTGCCCCGTTCACCTGACCTGCGGTGTCTCACGACATTGGCAGGGGGCTACTAGAAACTCACCCAGTTCGTCACGTTTATCCTACTTGGTCGGCTCAACCGCATAGAGGGGTGGGTCATGCCCCCGTGAACTCACTATATCATGGTTTACCCTATTCTCGTAAACGCTAGTTTCCTATACAATGGTTTATGGCTTACAGAACACCTGCTGTTTTACCCAAGACTGAGTACCAGCGGCTCAAAGAGCTAAAGAAGATGTTGGTGGAGTCCAAGGGCGAGGCTGTCGTCAAGAAGGTCATTGACATCGCCATGAACGACGACCACCCCCAACAGATGGTTGCACTTAAGATGTGCATGGAGAGGGCGTTGCCGGTCAGCCTGTTTGAGAAGACCAGCGCACAGCGTAGTGCTGTCAACATCACCATCTCTGGTATCGGTGTCCAGGTTGGTGAAACCATCGAGGCTGAGGACGTGGAGCCAAAGTATGAGTAAAGAAGTGAACTACTGGTTGGTGACAATAGATCGCCCTGAATGCTTGGATAAGACCAGGACACTGGTTGAGGACAAAAATATCCCAGAGTTTATTAGCTCAGTCATGTCTCATTTCCATTGGTTACACAAAGACCGCATCACTATCGAGACTTCAGACATCCTGCCGTATACCAGAAACAATGAGTGACCTGAACTTCTCACTACTGCCCTGGCAGCAAGAGGTCTACGCAGACCCGACCCGCTTTAAGGTGATTGCTGCTGGCCGTAGGTGTGGGAAGTCCAGGCTGGCCGCTACCATGCTGATCATCGAGGGGCTGCGGTGTCCCCAGGGTTCAGCGGTGCTGTACGTTAGTCCCACTATGGGACAGTCGCGTCAGATTGTCTGGGACTTGCTGCTGGAGCTTGGCAGGGAGGTGATCCAGACCTCCAACGTCAACAACCTAGACATTACCCTGATAAACGGGGCCAGGATCTACGTCCGTGGCTCTGACCGCCCTGACACACTGCGAGGCGTGTCGCTGACGTTCGCTGTGCTGGACGAGGTTGCCGACATCAAGCCCCAGGCCTGGGAACAAGTTATCCGTGCTTCTCTGTCCGACAAGAAGGGCAAGGCTATCTTCATTGGCACTCCGAAGGGCAGGAACTGGTTTCACGACCTGTGGAAGCTGGGCCAGGATGGCGATGACAAGGATTGGAAGTCCTGGCACTTTACGACCAAAGACAACCCGCTGATAGATCCAGACGAGATCGAGTCTGCCAAGAAAACGCTGTCCAGTTTCGCTTTCAAGCAGGAATACATGGCCAGCTTCTCCAATGCTGGATCGGATGTCTTCAAGGAAGAGTGGATCAAATATGGCGAAGAACCGCCTTATGGCTCTTATTTTGTGGCTGTGGATCTGGCTGGCTTCGAGGAAGTGGCCA